GAAATCGCTGCTATCACCGCATAATGGCTGAGGAAACAACTGGGGTACGCATTACCCAGCAAGCAATTTACGCCAAGCAACTTGAGCATGGGGAAACCCTTGTTGCTATCCTGCAGAAGCTAGAGCACTTGGATGAAGTACCTGCGCGTTTGCGTGAGGTCGAACTTACGCTGGCACGCCTGGCATGGATTGAGAAGATAGCCTACACAGGATTGGCAGCAGGGGTCACTGGGTTGGTCTCAGCATTTTTTAGCATCTTGGTAAAGTAGAGTCATGCGCTGGCCCTTCGACAGACCTCATCCTAAAGTCTCAAGTCCATTTGGCTGGAGATTTCATCCGATAGACAAGGTCAGACGGCATCATAATGGCTGTGACTTTGCTATGGCAGTTGGTGCTGACCTTTACGCAATCGCAAATGGCAGAGTAGTCTACGCTGGTCCATCCAGCCTGAAGTTCCCAGATGGTGAGCCTGCAGGTGGTGGGTACATTGTGCGCCTCAGACACAAGGTCAATGGAGAGTGGATTACCTCCAGCTACATGCATCTCAAAAAGGGAAGCATCAAAGAGGCTGGCATCAAGGTCGGTGACAAGCTCCTAGAGGGAACCAAGATTGGTGAGGCTGGCAACACTGGTGAGTCCACTGGACCGCATCTGCACTTCGAGATTCAGCGTGGCAAGTACTATGTCTACACAAACAATGGCACCAGGTACACAGAGCCCACCAGCTACATCAAGACGCAGATAGCCCTAGAGAAGCTCCAAAAGTGAAGTGGCTAGACTCTGTATTCCTACTGAAGGATGAAAAGAGCAAGGGCACTGGTCCATCCTGGAACTTTAGACGCAAGCTAATCTTTGGAGCCTATCGAGTAGGCGTGGTCATGATTGCCTTCGGGATGCTCACATTCATCTGGGACAGAGATGTCAGTGTGCAGATGGTCATCGGTGGTGTTGCACTTATCTCTATCATCCTCACTGCCTACACTGCTAGTGCTACACTGGAAGATGTCAAACTATGGAAGCCTGGAGCTGAAGATGATTCCTGACCTAAAACCTGAAACACGCAAGTGGATTTACGGCATTGTTGCCGCGCTAGTCCCACTGCTAGTAACCATCGGTACCCTCAGCGATGAGCTAGCAAGTCAGATTCTCTCAGTAGTGGCTGCAATCCTGACTGTCGGTGGCTCTGCCCTAGCAATCAAGAATGTCCCTTCTGGCCCTGACGAATCCTAGAGCGTTCCTCAGCAGTAGTTCCACCCCAAATACCAGTCATGTGAGCTGAGACTGCGTAGTCTAAACACAGCAATCTCACTGGGCATCTCGAACATGCTGCCTTAGCAAACTTGATAATTAGCTTCCGACTGACGGCATCCTTGTCATCAGGGAAGTAGTACTCGGGAATCTGCTCACACTCGACCCCATTGTTCTGCTGTATCGCAGCGTGGAGCTCTATGTACTTGCGCTCATTTTTGGTCTCTTTATTCACCACAAATCCTCTCTTTGCAAATGTCGGTGGTAGGCACTAGCTTAGGCATTACCACAGACAAACGGCAAAAACCGCACCCACAAGGGATGCGGCTCTGCCAGCAAGAAAGAGAGGGAACTTGCCAGTACAAATCTTACAGGCAGAAACCACAGAACTATTGGATGCTGTCCTACTAGGCACCTTTGAGAATGGCTCACCAGAATGGCACGCGCTCAGAGATGAGCCTGGTGCAATAGGTGGCAGCGAGATTTCTGCAATCGCAGGTCTCTCTCAATGGGAGTCATGCATCACCAGGTGGGCAAAGAAGACCAAACAGATTCCCGATAACTTTGAACCCAACATGTCCATGCGACTTGGTACAAAGCTGGAGACTCCTATCCTTGAGATTTTCGCTGAGGAACACCCTGAGCTAGAAATCTACACAACAGGCACCTGGGCAAATAGGTCAGCAGGCTGGGCCAGAAGCAATCCTGACGGCCTGTACAAGACCGCTACAGGGGAATGGGGCATTGTGGAGGTCAAGTTTAGCCGCGACTACTGGAAAGAGGTTCCACAGGGCTACAGAGCCCAGGTGATGTGGTACATGCGGGTCTTCGGAATCAAGCAGGCCAAGCTGGTTGCTCTAGCAGGGTCCAGCTACCAGGAGTTCGACATTGAGTGGGATGAGTTTGAGGCTGACACGCTATGGCAGGCAGCCCTGAGATTCCGAGAAGCTTGCGAGACTATGACCATGCCTGACTGGGATGGTAGCAACTCGACCCTAGAGACTGTACGAGCCATGAATCCAAACATCGAGGATGGTGAGGTAGACCTGGATGACCTGGGTATGCACTACTTCAACAAGCTGACTGAGTATGACAAAGTCAACTCGGAATTGACAGCCCTAAAGAGTAGAGTTGTCAAAGCCATGGAAGGCAAAAAGAGAGGCATCATCTATGGAGAGCACCGCATCTCGATGCGGGCCAGAGGTGCAGGTCTCCCATACATTCACCATGAGAAATAGAGAGGAACCAAATGGCACACTATGACACTGAAGAGCTAGTGCAAATGTTTCAGGCGCTAGTAGATGAGGGATACTCAGGACTTAGCCTGGACCTAATCATTGACCTTATCGAGCAGAGATGCACAGACATAACACCAGAAAGAGAGAGCTAAAAAATGGCACAGAACTACAAAGGTCCACTGGACTACATAGATGTTGCAACACGCATAGTGGAGTTCCGAGAGAAGTATCCGACAGGTTCACTACAGCAGGTTGACTACGAGTTCGTTGTTGTAAATGGCAAAGACTGGATTGTCTACACAGCTGCCGCTTATCGCACACCAGATGATGAGCGCCCTGGTATCGGAACAGCATGGGAGCCTATCCCTGGTCCTACAAACTTCACTCGAGACAGTGAAGTACAGAATGCAGAGACAGCAGCATGGGGTCGCGCGATGGTTGCAGCTTTAGCTGTAGACACTAAGAAGGGCATCGCATCATCCGAGGAAGTTAGAAACCGACAGGTGAAGAGCGCAGACTGGTTAGAGATGGCTGCAGCTTTAGGCAATGATGTTGACGGCCTTAGACTGTTGTACAGCAAAGCAAAAACTGCCAAGGCTCCTGCAGAGGTGCTGGACAAGATAAAGGATATTGCAAATGGATTCACTGGAGATGCGGATACTACTGGCCTCAATAGTTGAGGTGCAGGAGTGTGTGGATGAGCAATACCGCATGGGCCAGATACAGATTGTGACAGCACTTTGGGATTTACAGCAAGAGAAAGCAGAGAGGTTAAGAGATGGAAATCATTACACCAGGCCAGATAGTCGAGGAACTACAGAGGCTGAGTAGAGAGATGGACAAGGGCAGCGGTGCCCTCTATGACGCAGAGTGCAAACTCGCAGACAGTGAATCTCACTATGACAAGCAGTACTCACTGGCATACCTAAATAGCCAGGGGAACATACCTGACAGGCAGGCTGTGGCAAAGCTGCAGACAGCAGATGACAGGCTAAAGGCAGACCTAGCGAGAGCTGAGTTCAACAGGGTCAAGCAGAAGATGAAGATGCTCAGTGACCAGGCCACCATGACCGCTGTTATGGGCAGGCAGGTCGAGATGCTTTGGAAGCATGGCTGATAGCCTTGTCAAGTGATAAATGAGCGGTGTAGCTGTGGGGCAGCTTTCAAGACTGACGAGCCTACCGCAGTCAAGCTAGTTCGAGAGTGGCGCAAAAAGCATCCTTGTCAGCAGCTAGATACTGATGACACTCCTACTAGCGGCTCAGCAGACACACAACTTGCCATGGGATTCCAACCAGGGGAGATGACTGCAAAGAAGCATGACCCTTGGGAAGATGATGATTGACATGTCAGTCAAATGAATAAAAAAACATGGCAGAAGTTTATAGACAGAGACCATGTATGTCCTCACTGTGGAGATGACAGCACCCTGGTGCCTCACCACCGCAAGAACCGCGGTATGGGTGGCTCAAAGATTCTCGACACGCCAAGCAACATAATGGCGATTTGTTCGCAACTCAATGGTTTACTGGAGAGCAATGCGACCATCGCAGAAATGGGGAGGGATTACGGATGGAAACTGACAGCAGGTCAAGACCCAGCCAAAATCCCAATCTTTGTGAACGGAAGATGGCTGCTACTCGATGAGGACTTCAATCGGGTAGAAGTCAAAGCTATAAAGAGAGAAGACTATGAGCTATGAACCACGCTTCGATGTGGACTTTACACGCGGGCTAATCGGCGAGGAACTGCTCCAGACATTTCTGGCAGACCTCCAGGGCAAAAAGATAGAAGTCAAGACTGACTACAGGGTGAATGAAACTGGCAATGTCTATGTCGAGACATGGCAGTACTCAGAGCCTGACGCATCTGACAAGAAGCCCAGCGGGATAAATGTCAGTGAGTCCGAGTATTGGTGTTTCGCATCGCCTACTGGTGATGGATTCATCATGGTCAAATCCAGCGTCATCAAGGAGCTCATAGGCAGCACGCAGCCTAGAGAGGTCAGGCAGCCAATAGCATCAGCACATACCAAAGCCAGCATCGGTAGGATTGTGCCAGTGGCAGACATTCTGAGTAGGATTGGGCTTTTCAAGAAGTAAAAGAGAGAGGGCATCATGAGCATCGAAGCAGTCAGTGTTGTACTCAACACAAGCAAGGCAGTAGGCAGGGCCAAGCTAGTTCTGTTGGGCATCGCCAATCACCTGGGTGACCAAGGGGCATGGCCCAGTATCGCAACCCTTGCACGCTATGCAAACGCATCGGAGCGCTCAGTCAAAAGAGACCTCCAAGAGCTCATTGAGCTAGGTGAGCTGCAGGTAGATTTGCAGTCAGCTCCGACCAACCACCAGTACAAAACCAACCTCTACTGGATTACTTTGCCAGGAGTGACAAATCGCCCAGGGGTGACAGCTGAGGTAAGCAGGGGTGACAGCTCAGGTAAATCAGGGGTGACACCTGTTGGCACGCAAAACATCATTAGAACCATTAAAGAAACAAAGAGATACGCATCAAAGATTCCAGATGATTTTTGGCCTAGTCAGGAGTTACTCGATTGGCAGGCAGAGCACTTTGAGTGGGTGGACTGGAAGCTAGAGACGCACAAATTCATTGACTACTGGCAGTCAGTATCTGGCAGCAAGGGCATGAAGACAAACTGGGATGCGACCTGGAGGAACTGGGTACGCAATCAGAAGAAGCCACGCGACTGGGCGAAGGCAAAGAAAGACTCCAACGCGCAGGCGATTCAGGAGTGGCTCAATGACTAAGGCAGAGCTCAAAGACCTGATGGAGTACTTAGCAGCGATTGATAACCGACAGCTGACTACTGAGAAGATGCGCGGATGGTTCGACATCATCGGATTCTTGGACTACGAGGTAGCTCGCAAGGCAGTCATCGAGTGTCAGCGTGACCCAGCCATCAGCTATGTCGAGCCCAAACACATCATTGCCTACAGTCGCAAGGTCAAGGAAGACATCAAGACTGAACAGAGACGCATGGAAACCTACCAGCCTGAGACCAGGACACACAGCAGGATGCCAAAATGCGTTCACAACATCGGGCTGCTACTCTGCGATGACTGCTGTAGACAGGCTGCTGTCCAGGCAGGGATGATTCCAGCCCAGCGAGTTGGCAGGCATTAGACTCATGCTGTGGATGAGAACAAGGCCATCTGCTCTAGGTGCGGAACCTCATGGGCGGTCAACACTGAGAAGAGAAACAGACGCGACCTCAAATGCTACTCATGCAGGATGCAGGTCTCTGTTGTCATCAAGTACGGCAAACAGAAGTGCATGCCTTGGCAGGGTGAGTTCGACCCTAGCCTTCTCCATCCAATGTTTGATGGGGAGCTATTCCTCCCAGGTGTCAGAACCTGTGGGCACTCGGATTGTGTCAATCCAAACCACCTAAAAGTCCTAGGTGACAGCTAGACTAAAAAAAAAGAAAGGGGCCACACATGGCAACCATCGAAGTAAACGGCAAAATCAATCGCTTGTTCTATGAGAACAAAGGTGTTGAAGTAGTCGAGTCATACAAGACCAAATCAGGCGATGAGAAAGAGCGCCGCTACACAGTTTGGCTAAACACCCCGACACAGATGCAGGTCGGTGACATTGTGCAGGTCAAGGGTCTATTCTCAGCTGAGGTAGATGAGTGGGTTGGTAAGGATGGTCAGCCGCGTCATAGCGTGAAGACCTCAATCAATAACCCACTGCTTGTACTCTCAGAACCAGGAGTTGGTTTCTCACCTACGCATGAGGAACTACCCTTCTGAGAAACTCCCACTGGCTAGTGCCATCTCTAACAGGAACACTTCTAATCAATCTTGGTATCAGGGCTGACGGATTTCTTGTTTGGGCTGGCCTAGCGGTGGGAGCCTTCTATGTCTTCGCAGGGCTGGTAGTTGCCTGGGGGATGTATGGAAGGCGCTGAGATTGACATCTCAGTATCAGGTGACCCTGCGTCTCAGGGCTCACATGCAGTAATGAATGGGCGCATAGTCCAGGTCAACTCTGCAAAACACAAACGCTGGCGCAACGCTGTACGAGATGCAGCTAGAGCTGAGCTCCCCGCTGACTGGGTACCTATCCCTGGTCCATGCGAGGTTAGAGTCATCTTCTACATGCCAAAGCCAAAGACAGTGACTCGAGCATCGCCTAGTGTCTCTCCCGATTTGGACAAGCTCTGTCGCAGCGTACTGGACAGCCTCTCAGATGCAGGTGTCTATGAGGATGATGCCAGGGTCACACTCCTAAACGCACGCAAAATCTACGCTCAGGGCATCGAGCCTGGAGCCTCTATCACAGTCAAAGCCCTGTAGCCCGCTGATTTACGGCGTGTCGCGCTTTATAACATTTTGGTAAATTTCCAAGAATTTTGGCAAATTTAGCTTGATTTTGGTCAAAATCTGCTAGTTTTAATACATGAGCAGATAGCTCAAAAGAGAGGAACCAAAATGAGCATCAAAGAGACAAAGGCAGCAGAGTTGGTAGAGCTAGCTCGTCAGTTTGGATTTGAGCCACAGGTTGACCACTATGCCTACTACTCAACTGTCCGATTCAACGGCAACCTAGTTAGCAGAATCACCATGACTGATACAGGTCGAGCAAGTGTAAAGAGTTGGGACAGAGCTGGTCGCGCATCAGAGTCAGTATCTCTAAAAGCTCTACCTGAGTACCTAAAGTACTACTCTCAAGATGCTACAAAGAGCACACAGTCGGTGTTCTATGGGTAAGTGGCTCATAGTCATGGTCCTAGCTAATGCAGCAGCCCTGGCAATAAGTTATGCAGTGCAGGAGTATGACCAGCTTTTAGGTCACACAGTAGGAATCGCCATGATGTTTGTCATCACACTCTTGTGTGTTGACCAGATGGCGCGAAAGATGCCATGAGTATCACATCAATCAATTACAAACAGAGAGCGAGCACTATGACGAACTATTCACCCGAGGCAATCAATTTTGGCAACGATGACCTTAACCCAAATCAGTACAGCTTCAGGACTGCAAAGGCTGACGGCATGTACATGGGCAGAATGCTGATGCGCGATGAGGTACTAAGACTCATCAAAGCTACCAACCCAACTCCTACCAAGGCAGTTGTGAAAATACTCGACCTAGTCCACCAGATTCCGATTGAGCCACCTTATGCAGACTCTGTCAGATAAGGAACTCGCAGCGTACCTAAAGGGTCGCAGGGATGAGCAGAAGGCCATCATCAAAGAGCTGGACAACATCAGGCGCTTAGGGCTCATTGAGCTCACCCAGTGCAAGTTAATCCTGGACAACATGTCAGTGATTGACCAGAGGCCAGCATGATTTGGATGGCAGTGTCGGTGGCCCTACTGATACTTGTCTTACCTATCGCAGTGATGATGGGTCTATGGGCACTAGAGAAGCAAGACATAGAAGACATTGATTGGAGAGATGATGATTGAGTACCAGGTTGGATACCAAGACGGAAAGAAAGCAGAGAGGCAAAACATCCTCGACCTGTTAGCTGACTATCTAAAGAGCTACGAGAACCACCCTACAAAGCTAGACAAATTTGAGGCCACAGGAATCTACCAGGGCCTCAAGAGAGCAGAGATGCTAATCAAAGGAGAGATGAAATGAGCGACATAAACGACCTGATTGCCAGGACATCAGTGCGGGCCTACAACCAAGGCATACGCACAGAGCGAGAGCACATAATCAAGATGCTCCAAGAGATGAAGCAACACACTGAGTGTGACTGCTCAGGCTGTGTGTCATGGACCAACGCATTTGAGTTTCTAATGGAAGCTATCAAGGGCAAAGCATGACTGACACTCAGTACACTTCGGGCTTCAATAATGGCAAGCGATACGAGCGCGAGGCCATCCTGGAGTACATCGAGTATCACCCAAATGCCACACTCAGTGACATCAAGGATGAGATAGATGGCAGATACGAATCTGACATGAGGGCAAACCTAGCGGGTCAATCATGGCTCGCAAGTTAGTTATGCCCTGGGCTAGACCCTTTCTATCTCGGAAGACTGCTTGGCTCGATGGGTACCAGCTCGGGTTTGTAGAGGGGCACAGAGAATCTGCAGAGTGGACCAGGCAGAGGACAGTAGATGAGCTGAATCATGATGCAGTTCTGACCATGACGCTAGACACAGATGACCTGGAAAGAATCGTCAGGATTGTGGAGCAGGCATGAGCAAGCACAGGATGGAGCGCAAGCCCATAGCCTTCTCTCTACTCATTCGCTACTGGAGATACAGACTAGGGGTATGGCTAGTGAACATGCAGAGAAAGAGAATCAGATGAGTGACTGGGGAACTCTGCCTGAGCGCGACATATTTGAAGCCATAGCACTTCTCAAGGATGAGAATCTGGTGTGGAGCTCAGACATGGAAGTGATTAGACGCAACCTAGCTGGACTGATGGAAAGAATTATGCAGGTCGAATGGCACTTTGTAGAGCCAGAAATCGGAGACCTAGCGCTAAACTTAATTAGAGATAGAGAGAGGCAACTAAATGCTAGAGAATCTGACACCACCTCAGGCCAAGGTATCACCATGCAGGATTCGGGAAGTTCTGAATTCACTGGAGAAGAAAGACAGAGACATTCTTGTTGCTGCGCTTGCAGACCCTAACTGGGGACACAAGCCACTAGCTCGAGCATTGTCTCAGCGGGGCATCCGCATCAGTGACAGTCCTATCAGGAATCACCGAAGCAAAGGATGCAGCTGTGCTGGATAACTTACAACCATCTCCCAAGCCACAGGCCACACCATTTGGTAAGCCTGGAGTAATCTTTGATGGCACTGAGGGTGAGGCCACCACACCATACCTAGCGAGTGACAAAGACTTCACTGACTTCTTGATTGAAGCAGGCTATGACCCTGACCACTATGAAGTGATTGGGAACCCACGCACTAGCAAGTGGCAGCAGCGTGAGGGTGGCGATTGGCTGACCAGCTATAGATTCACATTCCGAATCAAGACCAACACAGTAGACCTTCCTCTGCTCTACAGCGAGGCTAAAAAAACAAGACCAAAGATGTACAAGCCAGCGTCAGGTGAGAACGCATTGATAGTTGTCTGGTCCGATACTCAGACTGGAAAAGCAGGAGACATCCGCGGCGGGACTAAAGAACTCATCCAGCGCATTGCAGAGAAGCAGGAACTACTAGAGCAGCATCTGAAGAAGAACAGCTATGCACAAATCTTGTTCTATAACACAGGTGACACCATTGAGGGTTTTGAGTCGGGCGGAAATCCAATGAGAGCCAACGACCTCAGTTTGATGGAGCAGGTTGACCTCGAGGCAACATTCGAGTGGGAGATGTTACGGATGCTGACCAAGTACGCACCAGTACGAGCAGCATCTGTCGGTAGCAATCACTGTGCCTGGAGGCAGGGGAAGATAAAGCTAGGCAACTCTCATGATGACTGGGGTATCCACATTCAACGCAGACTCGCTTACCTAGCCAAAGAGGTTGGCTACACACCTGAGCAGCTCAGCTTCTATGAGCCACAGCCCAATGATGAGAGCGTTGCACTCGATGTATTCGGAGACGGCTCATTCATCGCGGGGCTAGTACATGGACATCAGGCAGGTGGCAGACCAGAGCAGGTAGCTCAATGGTGGCGTGGTCAGAGTCATGGAGAGCAGGCTTGTAAAGATGCAGATTTGCTAATCCATGGTCACTGGCATCATGTGCGAATCACTGAGACTGGAAGACGCAATGGCAAGAGCAGATGGCTAGTCATGGCTCCGACATTAGATGCGGGCAGCTCTTGGTTCCGACAGACTTCAGGTGAGGATTCTGACCCAGGACTTCTCATCATCCCTATCATCAAGGGTGACTACCCATTCAGCGGCACAGTAATCAAACTGTAGAGAGGCCATGATGTTGTGCAATAGATGCGGGATACAAATCTCTGAGAGTGTAATCGAACGGCGCAGAGCTCGAGGCAACATGAGTACTACATGTCATGACTGCACAGCTACTAAGTCACAGAGAATCAAATACAACGGAGAGTACTGTGAGCCACACCAAGGAGCATTCACAGATGAGGATGAGCCATTAGATGAGTATGGCAACCTCATCATGCCAGGCACTCGAGTGTGCAACCACAAAGACTGTGTCAGAGTCAGTCACTGCCCTAGGTCAGATGCACTGCCACTAGAGCTAGAGCTCTTTGACATTAGCTACAGAACAGGAGTCAGGCTAGATGCTCAGGCTATCCTGCAGAAGATAAGGGGAGAACAGAATGCCAGCCTATGACTACATGTGTGATTGCGGAATGACACTGACCATAGTGAGGGGTATGTCAGATACAGAACAGAAACCAATTTGCATTGGATGCGCCAAGGTAATGAAGAGAAGCTATGACCCACCACCTATCCAGTTCAAGGGAACAGGTTGGGCTGGAAAAGATAAATGAGATTCCCGAAGCCTTGCTTGGACTGTGGAGTCCTGACCACAGGAGGCAGTAGGTGCAACACCCACCAGGGTGAGGTAGACAGACTCAAGGAACTCAAAGCAACAGAAAGAAACAAAGAAAGAAAGAGTTTGTATTACAACGCTGATTACAGAAGGAGAGCTAAGGGTGTTAGGGATAGCGCTACCATCTGCCACATCTGTCATGATGGCCCGAGGTACTATGACCCTTGGCAAGCTGACCACCTGATACCAGGAGACCCGCACTCCCCGCTCGCTGCTGCCCATAGGAGCTGCAATGCCCAGAGAGGGAACAAGCCACTGTGA